CAAGTATTGCTACTATGCGCTGTCCAAATTGAGTATTCATAAGCATCACAACACACCCTCCACTTTGATGTATGTATCCTGTTTTACTTACAATAACATCATCTGTATTACGCACTAACAAATTAGTATTCCAAAACTGCCACCAATGTTTCTTAACTTTAATATCTACACTAGATCTAGTAGCACCAACAATCTCTAAATAACTCCTAGCTGAGATAATTAATTTAATTAAATCACGTGCTGTACTTACATTAGTTTCTTCTATCCCTGTTGGGTCTGTGTAGGTGGTATGGTCCATACCTAACGTAACAGCTTTGTTGTTCATAGCATATACACAATTATCTATGCCACCTGGGTAATTTAAACATAACGTGTAAGCGGCGAAGTTATCACTCTTAACCATTGCTAAATCTATTAGTTCGTGACGTGTTAGCGTTTTGATACTACGTGGTAAATGTGTATGATATTGTTTAGCCAACTTAAAGTTTAATTTAATATCTTCGTCTAACGGTTGTTTAGCATCGAGCACAACCATAACAGTCATTAGTTTAGTAATGCTAGCAATGGGTCGTGGCTGGTCGGCATCACGCTCATTAATAACTTGTCCTTGCGTATCAGTAACAAGATAACTTTTAGCAGTTACATCAGCAAATACAGAACTGCTGAATAATAATAATGCTATTAAACTATTTCGAAGTAGCATGATATGTTCCATCCCAATTAGCTGGAAGCCCGCCTTCCATACGTTCAATCATTAGTTCGTAATAATGTTTAATATCAACGTCGTCATTATTAACTAACTTCTTGGCCCACCCAATTGCTTCTTTCCAATTACCGCGGAAGTATTCTTTTAAATATTCATCATGTATGTAATTAACTGTGTGTCCAACAGTATAGATGTCTAAGCCAACTGTCTTACCTTTAACCGCAATGTTGTCGAGATGTACAATATGAAAATCATCTTTAACCAAGCGAGCAGTTTCTGGTCCAATAATTAGTAATACACCATATGCTTTAGTCTGTCCTTCTAAACGTGCGGCTGTGCTTACACTGTCACCCAACACGTCATAACCAAACTTGCTCTTAGCACCAATGTTACCAATAAGCGTTGGGCCAGTATTAACACCTGCACCCATACCAACTGGTGGACGACCACTTGCAACTAGTGTAACGTTAAATTCTTCGATGGCTTTAATCATTTCAAGTGCTGTCTTGACTGCGTTACGTGCGTGATACACATCATCAATCGGTGCGCCGTGTACGTGTAAACTTGCATCGCCAATAAATTTAATCAGTGTACCATCATTCTTTAGTACAGGGATACTTAACGCTGTCATGTAGTCATTCATAATTTGTGTAAGCCCTTCTACATCATCACCGAAGCTTTCACCTAATGTAGTAAACCCACGCAGGTCTGTCATAACAATACTAAGCTCACGTTTCTCTCCGCCCAACTTAATAAGACTTGGGTCTTTCTGTAAGCGTTCAACAATAGTAGGGTTGACATAACTACCGAACTGTCGCTTAATTTGTTGTTTTTGTAAGAACTCGCTTACAAACTTAATGCCATAAGCATGTAGCATAACAAGTACACCACCTGCTAATATAAACGTGCCGTCTAATAAAAACTTGTCTGCGTGATAGAAATACATTGTGACAGGGATTACTGCACCAAGTAATATAATACCACTTGCTAATCCAACATAGACCCAGCGTGATAGCACTAACATAATAATACTAATAGCAATTAGCGCAAACAATTCTGCACTGTCTGCCCATGCGGGTCGTTGTATGTTTGTACCAGCAATCATTGTGCCAAGTACACTTGCTTGTAACTCATGTGGGAATACTTCGCCTCTACTTGTTGCAACGGGATTACTAATGCCACGTGCTGTTGTGCCAATGATGACAATTGCTTTATTAAAGTTGGGCATATCCATTGCGCTGTGAGATGTTGCACGTTGTTGCCAATCCACCCACACTCTACCTAGCGAGTCAGTTTGAATAGGACCAAATGCTGGTATGCGCATTTTATCAACACCCATGTCATTTAGTTTAATTTGAAAACTTGGATCGCCGGCCGCAACACGTAATGTTTCTAAACTTAATGCAGGGTATAAGTCTTGCCCACTCAATATAACTAAAGGTGCACGACGGACAACACCATCCACTTCTGGGAATGTGTTAACTAGCCCAACACCACTTGCGGCTTCTTCTAATACTTTTGTATTTGCAATAATGCCCGGATATTCAACTACCAATCCAACAGGGCTTACTCCGATAATACTTGCGCCTGGATGACGTGGAGTGTTTTTGTTCTGCATATCACCAGCGTTAGGTAATATAACGGCGTGATTGCGCAAGGTGTTAGCAAGTACATCATCTTTACCAAAGCGATCTTTCTCTGGCATCATAACATTAAACACAACCAATCCTGCACCATGTGCAAATGTATCTTCAATTAGTTTTGCATATATGTCTCGACTAAATGGCCATTGCCCATATTTGTTTAGTGTTGCTTCATCAATGTTTACTGTATGTACACCAGAGTTTTGTACGGGTTCGTGTGTAATTAATGTATCAAAGTAACGTAGTTTTACGCTTTCGACAAATGTAAAGTCTGCATTTTTAACAGCGATAATAAGGACTAACGTGAGTAACGCTGTCCACGGTGAGAGTACAAATTTTTTAATCATAGTACTAGTATATAGCACACAGAAAATAAAGTCAACAAAAAAGGCACCAAAGTGCCTTTTTATTAGTTCAAATTAGAACTTGTATGTATAGCTCCCACCAGTTGTATTGTATGTTGAATCACCGCGCTCAACTGCATACTTAACCCCAACAATGTTGTTTTTGTTAATTGCGTATTTTGCACCAATTTGTGTTTCCCATGTTTTGTAGTTATAACCAGTATGACTATCAAAGTTTTCATTAAATGGTGTACGTAAACGTTCTTGTACATTTAATGTTAAACTTGGAGTTACTACATATTTTGCGCCAACTTCTGCTACATAGTAAGCAAAGTTAGTTGTTGATTTAGATTTCTCACCAATTGCAACACCTGCATATGGAGTGAAACCATACCAAGTACCAATGTCTTTGTTTACTTTAAGTTGAACAAGGCCTTCGTGTGACCCGCCGTTACCTACAACACGTTCATCTTCCATACGACCTTCAACTGACCATGTGTTACCGAAGTTGTGTCCGACGTTTAAGCCAAATACTTCATGATTTAATGGTGAATGTTGTTTGTCTTTAACATCAAATGTACCTGATACCGATGTTGATTCATCAGCTTGTGCCACTGATGCTGTTAATACTGATGCTGCTAATACTAATGCTAATAAAATTTTACTCATTTGATTTAGTTCCTTAATTAATAATTGATACACTATAAGTTATAGTATTTGTATAGTGTATAGTGTATATGTATTTATCAACCCTGTCAATCTTTTTGTTGTTTTTTGATATAAAAATAATAAAAGTGTTGTTTTTATGCAACATCTATGTATTTTAACTCAAAATCAACTGCTTGTGCTTCGTATCCAATATAACCACGTGGATTACATACAACACGTGTTTCCCCAATGACATAATCGTATGGATCGTGAGTGTGACCGTGAATCCAGCAGGCAATCTGAGGGCGGTATGCCATAAAGTCACCGAGCTCTGTATAGAACCCGCCGTTCATAATCCTGTCGCCACGAAATCTATCAGCACAGCTTTGCATACTTGGTGCGTGATGTCCCACAACTACATATTTCTTAGTTGTATCATTAGTAACAACATGATTGATATAATCTATTGCCTGCTTGTGATCATCCATAGCATCAGTTGGTGTAAACTTGCTTGCTTCTTCTTTAAACTTAAACCCAATAACATTACGTACACTATTAAATTCACCACCTTCATCGTATAATGGGACTTTACGTTGAACCATGTTGTTGCTGTTATCAATGCACCTAAAGTCATTCATTGCATTTTTAATGCCCGCTAGTGTAAGTGGATCGCCCCCATTCATATCAGTCCACATAGTAGCACCGATAAATGTAACGTCACCAAGTTCCAATGTTTCTTTTTCAAGTATATGAATGTTTTCAAACTCTGCTAATGCACGTTTAAGAATGCCGTTTGTGTACTTAACATCACCATCATAGTGCTCGTGATTGCCCACTACGTAAATAACTTTAGGGAACGCACGACTTACCTGCTGAAAGAATTCAATATAACGATCAGCACGTTTACGATTGCTGTACATATTCTTGCCAGCTAATTCAATGTCACGAGCAACACATATATCGCCAGCTAAGATTAGCACGTCAGCATTAGAGGTATTGGTTAATTCAATGCTACCAAACTCCAAATGTATATCTGATGCAATACAGAGTCTAAGCATAAATAAAAGTATCCTTTAAGAGAAATAAAATGTTTAATAACAACTATATAAAAATGTATTATAGCATAATCAGTGGTGCAAAGTCAAGAACTTTATCAACAAATAACACAGCACTTTAGGCTATTTTGCGTTGATTTTCCTGCATTGCCATAACTTCCTTCAAGCGGTCCGCACAATACGATGCAGCCCACGCATGAGGTTTAACCATTGGGATAACGTTGCAAGTACCACGAATGTAGCCTATTGCTTGTGACACAACACAGCTTGAACCGTGTGCTTCGTTTGGGTTAATATCTAAGTGTACAGCAACATCACGCCCTTCTAATACTTCGTGTAGTTTTAAGTATAGTTCACTAATTTTGTACACTTCATTCATTAGACGCATACTTGGGCGATTACGTTTTTGGTCGTAATCAATTTCAGTTGAGCTTTCGCCAAAGATTTTACAACCATGTTTGCCATCAATGTGTACTACAATTGCCATAGTGTATTCTGCATGCCATACACCATTCTTACGAAAGCGTGTGCTATCACCGCCAATGTAGATTTTAGTTTCATCACTTTGTGCATTGATAAATTCACTTACTTCATCGAAATTCAGTTTTTTCATATACTGCCCTTTTATGTATTTACTGTTTGGTGCAACCTCTTGGACTTGAACCAAACACACCCTGCGCTTCAAGCAGGTGCTCTACCAGATGAGCTAAGGTTGCGTATTCTTTTAATTTGATGTTACTATGTTTTGTTCGAGTACTTGTTTGACTTTGTGTGCCTCTGCAATAAGCTCAGCAATCTTTTCATCAATGTTATCGTACGTTACATTACGTACATCAATGCTAACTTTGAACTCGGTGTTAAGACAAAGTTCTTTGTTAGCATTTTTGGATATCTTACCCGTTGGGGATAACTTAATCATGTACTACTCCTTTACATATTGCTTTTAGTTAAGTGATGTCTATAATCATCACGCCAGTTGTGTTGCTCATCTGGGTTATGTGTTAGCCCAAGCAATTTCATTAGTTTGTGTTTAACACGTAGGTTAGGACTGCGAAACTTTTCAGTATCTCTAAAGCCCATCATAACACCAATTTCTACTACTGCACCACTACGACATAAACCAGCGTGACAATGTACAACAATGTTCATATTGTCGGCTAGCGCACGTTGTAGCAACTGTAAAATTGCTTCTGCTTGCTGATCGCTAATCAATGGCTCTTCGCCGTACTCTGCAACGTCAGTATCTTCTGCATCTAAAAACTTAAACTGATGCACTTCTTTAAATGCAAACTTTGGTGTTGGAAAAAGAGTAATAGGGTCAACGATTTGAATAAGCATAGAGTTAGTGCCAGCATCAAAGTGCTCGCCTACTTGTACGTCTTTCATACTAACGTTTTCAATCCATGGTTTAATCATCATATTCATCCTTATAATATTCTGGGTGTTTAGCACGTACAATAAGGTGTGTACCCATTGCACTACCACTGCTAAACTGTGCTCCTACCTTAAACTTTCTTCCGTTAAGTGTGAATGGTTTTAATACACTATCGCCATTCCACCAACTACGCTGTATATGAATATAACGTAGCAAACCTAGTTCCTCACGTAACTTAGCAAACTCTGGGTGGTCGGCTGAACTAGTAGTCGAGCACTCACCCTTGCCTTGAATAATTAAAATAAGTTCTTCTGCTGTAGGTACACGACCATTACGTGTATACGTGTTCCACTCATCGCGAATAGTTACACTTGTTAAGTACTCTGGGTCAATTGTAAAGTCCATTATCTATGTTGCCTTTTATTGCGATGATAGATTTCACCGCTCGGTAGCCGACCGTTAATAACACCATCTGCGCCCATTTTGCCAATTATAATAATTGTCTCTGGGGGCGCAGTTTGCAGTGCTTCTTTATCTTTAACCCACTGTGGTTTTTTAGAAGTCATATTATTTCTCTCTTTTAAAAGAAACTTCCTCTGAATAGTACCCGTTGCTCGAACCATACCATCTGATGTCAACGTACCCTTTGCGAGTTGCTAGTTTGTAAAATGTCCAAGTGTGTGAACCGTATTCATCTTCTTCTTCGACTCCTGCAGATTTAATCAAGTCAAATAAGTTTTGTGCTTCTTCTGCCATTAAGATTTCTTCGCCAACTAAATCAGCTAAGTCACCAACGATAGATTCAATTTCCACTGATTCACAACAATCTTGTGCGTGATACAAAGTATATATTTCGCCGTCTGTTGTTACAAACTTCATTTCATCTTTATAGTCAGAGACTGTTGCACTAACTAATACCTTACCTTTTAATTCTTCAAACTTTACTTCATCGTAGTACATGTCAGCCTCCTTTTTTTAATTAAGTGTATTATACATTCGTTTTGACATTTTGTCAAGCAAAATTTGGAGCGGCTAGCGAGAATCGAACTCGCGATTAAACTTTGGCAAAGTTTTAGGTTACCATTACATCATAGCCGCATTAAAATTGGTCCGCCTCCCGGGTTCGAACTGGGCGCCTACGCATTACAAGTGCGTTGCTCTACCAAATGAGCTAAGGCGGCATTACTGGTTGCGGAGGACAGATTCGAACTGCCGATCTAAAGGTTATGAGCCTTCCGGGTTGCCACTTCCCCACTCCGCGATATAAGTTCTGCGGCAAATACATGCCTGTTAAGTATGTGCAGAATCATACAGTAATTCAAATGACGGAGTTACACCGTAGCATCACCTACTCTTTCGGACGGGATGTCGCACTCTCCTTCCCACGAATACATTAAGTTGCGACTTTCTTCCAAATACTTATTTGTTACTATCTACATAGTGTAACAGTTCTAATACACACTGTCAACTATTATTTTAAAACTTGGCGACCGATGAGAGAATCAAACTCTCATAGCAGGATAGACAATCCCGTGTAATGATCATTATACGAATCGGCCAAAGAACTTCCGGGCCGACTGCAAGCAGTATTCTACGGACGGAAGCCATATTAAAAGTTGGGTTGTCTAACGAGGTTCAAACTCGTGATACCATCTTCACAGGATGGGGTGTTATCGCTACACTATAAACAACATTGAAACCATAAGGAAGTACACTACATTCAGCGAACCCATCTGCTGACTTAGCTATTAATTGATACAGGACTACCGGAACCCTTCTCAGAGGCGTTAGCAATGTACTTTCTTATGGTAGGAGCACAGAGACTTGAACTCTGAACGAAGGATTAAAAGTCCCATGTGATAACCAATTTCACCATACTCCCATTGTACTGTATTAAAGATTTAACGTGCCGTTACCTTTAATACAGTACAATGGGATTAAAGACGACACTAAAGTTTAACTCGCTTCATGTGTTGCTCCTATTAAATTTACTACAAAAATTGTTGTTGTTTTACCAAGTAAACTACTGTAACTGCTATTTCGCTTGATTACAGGTTGGCTTCGAACCGACGACACAACTAAATTGGTGGATGAGGTAAGATTCGAACCTACTCATTCAGGGAAAAGAGATTTACAGTCTCCCGCGCCTCTCCAACTGCGCCGCTCATCCATTAATCATAAAATCTTTATACTTACATTGACTACTACCTAAGTTCACTTGACCTTTTGTAGTTAGTGCTTCTTTAGGAATCAATGCTTGCTTATTTGTCACTAAGTGATGTAAGAACAATAAATCCCATTGTTGTTCTGGTATAAGTTTAGGTTTTTTATTAAATGACATGTTGCCGCCATTTACATTAGCATTAAACATCATTATACCCGTTTTAGATAGTTGTTTAGATGTTTTAACTTGGACTCTTTTAAGTTCACCATCTATCTCAACAATCATATCCCAGTCTGCGCTATCTGTTAGTGGCAACGCAACATCATATCCTTTCATTGTAAAATATGCTATTGCTTGCCCTAATCCAGCGTCACCTTGTTTCTTACTGTTCTTAAACATATCAGTTCTCCTATATATGTATTTATACATAACGGACTGATAGTATGGTATTTCCACTCCATTAAAACTTGGCAGGCCCATGTAGAATCGAACTACAACTAACAGGATCAAAACCTGTTGTGCTACCACTACACCATGAGCCAATAGACTTACTATATTAAAACACACTTGCTGTAATATCGCAACTACATCTCGCGGACTGCTGTCCGCTCTAATCCTAGCATCAAGGAACACCGACTTGGTCAAATATGTTTTAATATGGTCTTAACTTCTACCTCTATTCCATCCTTCTGGAATAGTAACATCTTTCTTTATTTTTTTGTTACTTATACCATCCGTTATCCATATAGTACCGAATTGACTGTTATGCTGATTGCATCCTTTTCCTTTTTTCGCAATTGACATTTTTTGTTTAGTTTCGATGGTATGCTGTTTACCAGTAAACGTATCATACTTTACTCTTCCGTCTTGATGCATTAACCTTACTGCTATTAACGTATTTTCAGAAGGGCGTCTACCTTTTAATGTTTTACTTTTCTTTATATCTCCTATTATCCTGTTTGTAGTATGCACCCATGGTTGCTTGTTTATATAATCAAATCCGCCAGTTCCGCCTCTACGTAAGTTATAGGTATCTTCGCGTAACAGAAACTGATCTGTTACTATTTCTTTCTCACGTGCATACATAGCTTCTGATGTGTCAAAAGTCTCAAGTATGTCTTTTTTAAAATTATCAATTCCGTGTTTTTTAATTGCACATTGAATAATTTTTCCAGAGCCCATATATCCGTCATCTAATGATTTCGTTTTATGTACTCCAACGTAAATTTTTGCATTCACTAAATTAGTGATTTGATACAAGTAGTAATATGTCATACTTGTATTTATACAAAATTTACTATGTGTATCGCATACGGAATTCGAATCCGTGTACCTGCCGTGAAAGGGCAGTATCTTAGGCCACTAGATGAATGCGATATTGTAAAACTTCCAAACTGTTAAAGAGCGTATTACTTAACTTCAAGTAGCTATTATACTACCAATTACCGTATGTGTTAACCTCTTTTTAAGTAATGCATTTTGTCAGGGTAGTAAGATTCGAACTTACGACAACTCGGTTCCAAACCGAGGACTCTGGCCAGGCTGAGCTATACCCTGACAAAATGCACTACAAATTGTGTACCGCACTCATGTGAATGCGTATAATAAAGCACACTAATTACTCGCCTCTGACATAATCCACATTGCGTGGGACCTAGTTGCCGATTAATGTACTTTATTATGCTAGATTTTTCACACCACACAAGGTGCTTCATCCCTAGTTCCGCCCGTTCAACTTACAATCTTTATAGTGTTTAGTTATGGACCTCGTTTCCAAAACACTTACTGCTAAAAGCAAAAAACCTTAGAGTTTTTAATTCTAAGGTTTAAGTAAAAATTCATATATAATAATAAACGTTAACTTAAACCCTTTCTATTCGGTGCGCGATCACTCGTATTCATCTCAATCGCTGACCAATAAGAAGACACGCCGCATAACTGCACGAGTGTTGATATCTTAAACTGATGTAACGATTTGAACATTTGTTTTCTCACTTCCTTATTAACTTATACAACTATTATATATTCTATTTATACTCTTGTCAAGCACTTTATCTAATTATTTATCATTTATTTTTGAACTGGTATTATTCTGATAATTTAGTTTTAAATATGTCATTATTTACATAATCAAATATGTCAGGTGTAAATCTCGATAACATAACTAATCTTAGATTAGTATGATTTGTCACAGGGCGGTGAGGAATACCAATGTTTACAAATGCAGGTTGGGTAGCAGGCATTCTGCCAATTTCTTTTGCTGTTTTTTCGGAATATCCGACCACTCCTTCAATTTTATTCATTTTCATATAATTATTATCCCATGTATCTGGTAATGCGTTTGCAGGATCGGATGATTCATCAACATCATAAAAAACAGTATAACTATCCTCACATCCAACAACTGGTATATTAAGTGAAAATGGTAATTGGCGCCAGTCTTTACAATCAACGTGTACAGGACAAGGATATTTTTGTATCCCTATACTAGCAGAAAATGCTGTACCGGCATAAATCTCGTATAACCCTAATTTTTTTAAAAAATTA